CGTTAGGCAACATAATCACACCAACTTGTGGTGTATGGTTAATAGGTTGCCACAATTACCACAATAACAGACTTTATTCAATGTATTAGTTGGTGGTTGCAAAGTTGGTTTACTACATTTACATATTTTCTCTGGTTTTACGGTTATTGTTTTGCTCATAATTTACGTTGCCTAACAATAAATATAGCAAATAGCCAAGTTAGGCTTGTATTTGTCACTATCTGCTTGTTTATAATCATTCTACTGTATTCACTATTTATGACTACTTGCCATATTATCAACGTTAGAGATAATGCCGCAAGCGGACGCAATCAATCAGATTTATTACCATTACAAGGATGCCACGAATTATATATATCCTCAAATTTTCTATGACAGAATGGACATTCAACCGTCAATAAATCTTCCCTTGATTGCTCATTATCTCTAACGCTCAGGCTTTCATTCGATGCTTCAGAATTAATCTCCAAAGCAAAAGAAGCCATTAAGTTAATTACTGTGTTTATTGTAAAATTTGTTCCTGTTCCAAAACCTTTATCACTTATAAAAAGTTTTGCTTTTTTAATTAATTCTGTTTTCATAACTCTAATATATTTAGTTAATAATAGCTTGCGCCACAATCTCTAACAAGCTGTATAACGAAAGCATCAAATGAATGACTGTCCGCAATGTAAAAAACATTGCTCTCGTCATACAGCCTGAGCGTTATAGTGTATTTCCCACCGCACTACGGAAGTTCTATATAAAAACCCCCACGCTCAACCATAACTTCCATTTCGGCAATTTCTTCTTTGTCATATCCTTCTCCAACCAGTTCTGTTTTGGTTCTAAGTTCACAAGGGTCGTCATCGCCAGTCCAAATCAAATGGCTGTTACTGGTTTTGGCATCACCCAGCCCACTCAATGTTTTGTTACATGCAACAACTATCAAATCTTGGTTAAGTTGCTCTTTACTCATTTTGTCAAGTTTCTTTTTTAAGTCTTTAAGTTTCATCTTTTTACTGTTTATGCTTTCCCGCAAAAACGCACTATAACAAGCGGTCATAAAAAATTGCGGGGTCAGCGGTTAATATTTAAGTTTCTATATTTATTCAAGTCCATCGGTTAGCGGATGTTCGTGCAGTAAAACCGCAACTTTTCATACCGCCAACCGTTAAGTTGCCTACGCACGCTTAGAAGCATATTTGTACCTGCTTTCACACTTAGTACATTTAACAGTTTTGCTCCCGCTTCTTATCTGCTTTAGTTCTGCACCACATTTACACCTGTCTGTTTTTAGTCGCTCAACTATCTGTTTATCTATGTTTTCGTTTCTAAGTTTCCGAGCCTTTAGCTTGTACTCCTTTTCTTGTTTTGTTTCTGGAATCAATATTTTTTGCAATCTTTTGTATTCTTTACTTATCCAAGGTTCTTCATAGTGTAATCCATCACCAATCATTTCGCCAAGTCTGCAAAACTGTCTCCATTCAAATTCGTTATCTCTTGCCATCGCTCAAAAACTACGCCTAACAAGCGTTAAGCACAAGCCTAACCAAGCAGTTTCCTAATGTTGCCAGCCTTGCGCACAGCATTTTTATGGTTTAATGCAATTACTTTAATTCCTTGTATATTCCATTCTTTTAAGCCTTGCTTTTTCTTACGTTCTAATGTTTTTTGCTCACGCACTCGCTCTATTTCTGCAAGCTCCTGTGGTGTTAATTCACGCCTTACGGTTTCTGAATCTCCATACATGTCTGGGATCATCATTCCCATCGCTGCGTATGCCATCATTAAACTGTGTAATTTTTTCATGTCTTATCGTTTAAAGGCCAGTGCTTAACAATATGTATAGCAAATAGCCGTAATTAATATTCGTTCTTTGTTCGGTCGTTGGTGGTACGGCTACTTGCCATACATTCAACATTAGAGATAATGCCGCAAGCGGACAGAATCAATCAGTTTGCTTTATATATCCACTCCCATTACATTTAGGACAATCACTGAACCACATATTTAGTAATGTATTATACATCCTTCCACTACCCATGCAAAGCGTACAAATACCTTTTAGGTCCTTATTGAGACTAAGGCTTAAGTCATTATCTGATTTGTTTTTCTTTTGTTCTTTCATGATATTAATACAAAATCGCCTTTAATATTAGAAGTGATACTAATAAAACGTTTGCATTTACATTTTATCCTTATATAATGCTTTTCCTGATTCATCCACTTGATTTCTATTTCCTCAAATGGTATTAAGCGCTCACAATGCGGGCATTTAACATTTGACTCATTTAAGGTCAATAAACCGCCGGGTATTCCTATTACTTTAGTCATTCCTTATCCTCCCCGATAACCATTTTAATTACCTCATGACCTACTCCCATTTTATTAAGACTGGATTTCCAGTAATTGAGAAATAACTTTCTCTCATAGGCATGGTCCTTTTTAGGAGTGATATACTTTATTGACTCCCATTTGTTATTAATTCTTTGACGGAGCAATTGACAGGCCATATCCACAGTAACGGACTCTTTTTTTAAGTAATCAGAAACTATATTGCGGATAAGGTCCGACCGGTTCCCGTTGTTGTTCAAAATGGATATCAAATTAATATGCTCTAAAGTTTCGGAGTCAAAAATTACCCCTATTGTTTTTTTATCTTCTAACATGACTGAGTTATTTTTTACCTATTATAATTAAAAGAACTATGCCCATGAATCCGACAAGAATAAAACTTAAGGCGATAGCTGATATTATTTTGAGTAGTATCATAATGCCCTACAGTTTTATGAAATTATCTTTATACACGTATTTAGGATTAACCCTGTTTGAGTCATATTCTAAAACATACTGAGGTTCACATGATGCAGTTTTCATAAGCTCCTCAGACCATATTAGAGCATCCTCGAAGCAATTAAAATGTATTTCATAAGGCCTTTGGTCTCTTATGGTCACCAATACAGATGGCTTGTTCATTAGGGCCAATGTTTCAGGGTCTAAGAAAACATTTTCAACCTCATCTACTGGCCCTACATACATACTCTTAAAAAAAGAGGAATAGACACCCGGTTTTTTAATGGTAAGTCCAAAAATTTTAATTCCAGGCGAATATAAATACCATCCACATTCAGTAGGTTTGTTAACTTCGACCGATACTATCTCGGACCTTTTTACGTATCTTGTGGTAGTTTCTTCCATGGCCTTAATTGTTTTTACTGTTCTTTTTTTGCTCTTCCCATAACCTTGCCGGAAACTTACCTTTATTAATAAGCTCTTCGTAGTAGGCTTCAGTACCTTTGTGAAAAGCATACCCTGCAAGCCAGCACATGATAAAGAATAAGATTAGGCCAAAAAACAACCCTAGGCCCCATTTGAGTATGAATAAAATAAATTCCATAGCTAAAAGTGTTAAATATTATTGATTTGTTTTTTAAGCTCTGAGCGTCTCTTTTCATAATAATCCAAAGGACTAATTACTGTAACCTGGTAACCCTTTTCGTTTAGCTCTTGACAAACAGCCTCAGCCATTAATTGACTGAACTGCATCGGGTGTAAACAGGAAATTAAACTGACCTTTCCGGAAAGTGACATTTGGGCCGTTTGAAGATGGTTCCTTGACACGCAAATAAAATTGGAGTCGTTTGAATGCTTGTTTAACTCAAGGTATTTAATTTGAGCATCTATGTAATTTACATTACGCTCTAAATTCTTTCTGGACTTTTCTTTGATAGTTTCCATAGTGTTTAAAGGTTTTTGTGATATTAGTTAAAAAGGTTAAGCCAGAAGCAAACGCCCCGGGCATATTTATTAAACAATACTACCAGTCTCTAAATATTGAATAGCTTTCTTTTTACTTGAAGTGGTTCCGAAGTCATTTGTAGGAAATAACTTGTAATGGGGAAAAGATGTAGGAGTCTTACCGTGAAATTCAACAACTCTGTCTTCGTGTTGAAATCGGTCACCGTGCTGGCTTCTCTTGTTGATTAAATCGCTTAGTGTTTTCATGATAATATCTATTAGTTGTTGCTTGATTCTTTTACAAATTAACAAAACAGTTTTCATATCCGCAAACAAATTAAATAAAAATTAAATAAAGTGCAGTTATTTAAAACGAATCTACATAGTAAATAATTGACAGGTGTGCACTAACATGAAAAACAGCCTTGTTTGCTTTTAATTGAAAAATGTTACATACTGTCGTATATTCAGAGGTAAAATAGCACGGCATGGCAAAGAAGAAAGAAAACAGTAGTAATAAGCCGGTAAAAAGGCACAAGAACGACCCGAAAGGAGCCTATGACCCTGCGATAAATGACCAGGTAAGATATCTATGCGCACGAGGGTTCATAAATAACGAAATAGCCAAGGCATTAGGAGTAGGCTTATCCACCTTGGAAGGCTGGATAAGGAACAACGAGGAACTAAGGGATGCGATGGAAAAAGGCAAAAGCGAGGCCGACGACTTAGTAGAGCAAAGCCTTTTTAAAGCGGCAACCGGTTACAAAATAAGAGATACCTATTTTACTCAATTCCAAGGGGCCATAATATCCGAGGAATACGATAAGGAAGTAGGGCCCAATGTAACGGCTGCAATATTCTGGCTTAAAAACCGCCGCCGGGCACAATGGGCCGACGTACACAACGTAAACCATAAGTATAGCGGAGAGGTAGCATTTAGGCATATTGAAGACATTCCAATAGAAGAACTCACAAAGGAACAACAGGAGTTAATCTTCCAAACTAATTTAAAGCAACTCAGGGATGGCAGAGATAGCAACTAAAAAAACCAAAGGGCTATCTGATAAGGAAAAACACATAGTTGCTAAGGCTATGCATGACCCGGTATCATCCATCCGGAAAATGGTATCCACAAAGCTAATTTATTTCATCCGTTATTTTTGGTCTGAATATAGTGCCGAAGAGCTGGAAGTAAATTGGCACATGGAATATATCTGCGATGAACTGGAAGAGGTTGCAAAAAGAGTAGGGAACAACGAACCAAAGAAGTATGATTTAATTATTAACGTCCCACCTGGGACCAGTAAGACTAGTATTGTAAATATCTTTTTCCCGGTGTGGTGCTGGGTGAATTGGTATCACCTTAGGTTTATCACCGGTTCATATGCTTCAGCCCTTGCTTTGGAGAGTGCCGAATATTCTAGGGACGTTGTAAGGAGTGAGAAATTCAAGCAACTTTTTCCCGAATTGGAGATAAAAGATGACAAAGATACAAAATCCAACTTCAAGGTAATTAAAAAGCTGTGGACCAGTACTGGTAGGGTTCCCAGACTGTTGCCTGGTGGAAATAGACTATCAACTTCGACAGGTGGAACCTCAACTGGATTCCATGCTCATATACTAATTGTTGATGACCCTTTAGATCCCAGGAGGTCCTATTCAAAAGTTGAACTTGACAAGGCCAATAGATGGGTCGGGGAAACCCTTTCAACTCGTAAGGTAAACAAACGAGTTACCCCCCTTATATTGATAATGCAGAGACTTCACCAGAATGACCCTACCGGTTATATGCTGAAGAAAAAAGACAAATCAATAAAACATATTTGTCTGCCTGGGGAGATAAAGAACTTTAAAAACCAAGTCCGGCCAAAAGAATTAATTTTGGAATATAAGACCAGAGGTGGGCTCTTGGACCCAAAAAGATTAGATACTACATCCTTAAAAGATATGGAAATGGATTTGGGCCAGTATGCATATGCCGGGCAAATAGGGCAGAACCCAACTCCCCCAGGCGGTGGGATGTTTAAGGTTGACAAGTTCAATATTATCGACAGAATGCCGGCAGAGGTTAATATTGACAGGATAGTAAGGTTTTGGGATAAGGCAGGAAGTTCCGGGGGTGGAGCATATACCGCAGGAGTGAAAATCGCAAAGTTAAAGAATGGCCGGTTTATTGTGATGGATGTTAAAAGGGCCCAATGGGGAACCGATGATAGGGAGAGGAATATTAAGTCTACAGCCATGGCCGATGAGGCATCAGGGCAAAAGGTAGAAATAGGAATAGAGCAGGAACCCGGTTCCGGAGGCAAGGAAAGTGCTGAGAATACAATAAGAAACCTTGCCGGTTTTTCCGTGTTTAAGGACCTGCCAAAGGGAAATAAGGAGTTTAGGGCTGACCCTTGGAGCGTCTCTGTAAATAATGGAGATGTTATGCTTTTACATGGTGATTGGAACCATGAATTTGTAGAGGAACATAGATATTTTCCTTATTCAACATATAAGGACCAGGTCGATGCGTGTTCGGCAGCTTATAGTAGATTAGTAAAAGGTAAAAACGTTAAGGTATTATGATTTATACAGAAACAATTCCACGGGATATAAAAGTTCCCTTTGTCCTAAAAGACACAACAGGGACTATCATTGACTTTTCAAGCTCTAGTAGTGAGGTTGTTGATGTTAAGGCCTATTTAAAGGACGGAAATGGTAATTTAGTGCGCTCTTACTCCCTTTATCCTGAGAGTAGCGATACTGAAAAGTACTCAATAATTGACAACGAAGACAATACCGCGTATCTTTGGATTACTAAGGAGGACATCGAAAGTCAATCAAATGGTAGTTATTTGTTTCTGGGTGTGGAGGTAGAAAGAAATGACTTGGATGTTCCAGGTGATAACGTAGGTAATTCAGTGCATATAATTGCAAGGTTTACCGTTAAAATTTGGTAGTATGGAATTAGAGTTACAGGTAATAGTACTTGAAAATGAACTACCTTTACAAGAAGTTGAGATAGTTGATGAATTGGATTTAAATACGATAATACTTTAGCATATGGCAACAGAATACAAAAAAATAGCAGAGGGTGTGTACATTGAAAAGACAATGGCGCCAGAACCAATCTACTTAGACAAACTAATTGCAGAGCGTGACAGGTTGGTGCAGTTGCAAGAGCAGGAAAAACCGACAGATGAAGAACTATTGGCATGGGCAAAGGAGATGCATCCTGCGTATGAAGAAATTAATGCAAACATTGAAATGTTAAATTCCTTGATATATAAACTAGAAAGTGTTTAAAGATGAGTGTAGATAATTATCCAATGGCGTATGATCAGGCAACTAACATAATCACTGTTAGGGGTAATGAAACTGATCCAAATTATGATTTTATTGGGTACGATGAATTAACTGCATTCAATTTTAATCATTTGAGAGACTATGCTTTATATGTTAAAAACACTCAAGGTTTTGATATAATTGATGATTTTGGACTTAAATTTAAATGTGGTTTTCAAATATTGACTGGAAGTGACGGCACTGCAACATATTTTAAAGCACTTAATCAAAATGTATATTTTTATGATGTAGACATAAGTGGTGATTATTTCTATGCGTCGACTAACACATATTGTTATATAGGTGAACTAATCGACATGAGTGAAAAAACTTCTAAAAATGGATGCTATATTGAGTTTGAAGAGGCTCGTTATAACAGAACATTCGTTATTCGTGGTTTTGGAGGTGTATTTTCATCCACCTTTAAATATGTAGGTGGTTATGGATTACCAGTATTATTAAAGCCATTGAGTAATTTTGTTAAAGTTTGGAATACAAAATTATATGGAGGGCCAATAAGAGATTCACAGTCAAACACTGATATATACAATGTAGAAATTAATAACTCTCTGATTGGCTTTTATTATGCAGCAGGTACATTTGAAGGAATATTTTGTTCAAATGTTGATAAATTAGTAAGGGTGAGAGATAGTAGCAGCTCTTTTAAGGGTATTAATATAAAGTCGAAATCTGTAGAATATTTTATTGACGCTTATAGGACGAGAGATGGTGCGTATGTAGATGTAACAGATAGTAAAATTGAAGACTTTGAAGCGGTTACTGGAACTGTTAGAACAGATTTTGAAGTGTTTAATCGAACTACTTTTAATGCAATAATTACAAATATAGATGGGGAAGCGCAAACAAATGTTCCCGTGAAAATATATAGTAAAGACGGAACACTACTTAGTGAAGCGCTAACAGATATAGAGGGAAGTATTAGTGATGTATTAATAGTTAATTATTGGCTTTATAAAAATAATACAGAGGTTACTGCGCTTATACGTGATTGCGATATAACAAAAATAATCAATGAACCCTTCACCCTCATAGCTGAGAAACCAGGCTACCAAACCCTCACTATTCCCAACATTACCGTAACACCAGGAGAGCCAACTATAATTCGTGGGGCTATGGTGAAGAAAGAGCCATTAGCAGAAGATTTAGATTTATCTATAGGTGTAGAGCTTGACAGTGACATTCAAATAGGAGTTGATTTGCAACCCATAGAAATAGGAGTTGAGATATGAAAGAGATTATAGTAAACAATGATAGGACGGTATTCACCTGGATTTCGGTAGCCGATGAAAAGCAACCACTAGCAAATTACAGTGCTATCGAAGTAGAATTAAGAACTGCCAGTGGTATTTTAATCCGCACACTAAAGACCACAAACACTGTAGAAGAGGGAAAGCTTTATGAATATGATACTGAAAGTTTAAAGTTCTACATTGAAACAAGGGATACAAAAAACAATTCAGTTATTAAGGCTTACTTAAAAGCTCGAAAGGTTGATAGTGAATTAAGTGATGGTAATTTTGATATCAATCGTTTAATTACTACTTTTAATGTGAAAACAGAATAACAATGGCGGACAAGGTAACCAATGAAATAAGAACTTTTGCATCTCAATTAGTTTCAAGAATTGCACTTCTTAATAAACTAGGAACGCAATATGGCGGTGACCGAGATATTTACAAGGCTTTAGGCTATCCTAATATTGAAGAAATTGGATTTGCTGATTTGTATTCGAGGTACCGCCGTCAGGATATCGCAAAGGCTGTTATTGACAAACCAGTAGACTACTCTTGGCGTGGCCCATTAGCTGTAAGTGATGGAGGCTATGAAGATTCAAAGTTTGAAAAGGAATTTAGTAGAATGGAGCGTGAACTTGGACTGAAAAGCATTCTTGTTCAGGCTGACAAGCTTACTGGGCTTGGACAGTATGGAGTTCTACTTTTGGGGTGTGATGATGTTAAAGTAAAGGAAGACTGGCAGAAACCCCTAAAAAAAGGCTCTAATTTAAAGTATGTAAAAGCCTACGGAGAAGGAAGTATAGATATAAACAGGTATGAGGATAGTCCGGGCAATAGTCGTTTTGGCAAACCAAGCATTTACCAGGTTACGACAAACAAATATGATGCTGAGGGTAACAGCTCAGTTATTATGGTACATCATACTAGGGTTATTCACATTGTTGATAATAACCTTATTTCTGATATTAAAGGGGATAGCCGTTTACTCCCGGTACTTAACCGCCTTTATGACCTGGAAAAACTAGTAGGCGGTAGTGCCGAGATGTTTTGGAGAGGTGCCAGACCTGGAATGCAGGCCATTACAGATAAAGACTATACTTTGGGTGACGATGCCGAGGAAAAGCTAAAGGAGCAAATTGATGAATACGAACACAATCTAAGGCGTATCATTGCGGCCCAAGGTATCGAGATGAAAGAGCTAAAAACTCAAGTAGCCGACCCCAAAAATCACGTCGATATAATCATTCAAATGATATCCGCTGAAACAAGTATTCCTAAGCGAATATTAACCGGAAGTGAACGGGGAGAGTTGAGCAGCGAGCAGGATAGCGATGAATGGAAAAGCTATATAAAGGGGAGACGTAGCGAGTTTGTCGAAAAACAGATACTTCACCCGTTTATTAATCGTTTGATTAATTATTCAATTCTCCCAAAGCCAAAGGAAGGGATTGAAAATTACGAGATAGTATGGGAAGATTTGTTCTCACAAAGTGATAAGGAAAAAGGAGAGATAGCCAAATCAATTTCATCGGCACTTAAGGAGTATGGAATGAATCCAAGCGTTCAAAGTGTCATGCCACCAAAGGCATTTATGAAGTTTGTTTTGAAATTCTCCGACCAGACAATAGAAGAGATTGAATCTATACGAGGGGAAGAGATTCAGGAAGAAATAAACCAGATGAAAGGAATTGAAGAGGAAGAGGAAGAAATAAACGAGACTGAATAATGTGCCATAATCACCAACATACAATCTCTACTTATCAGGCTAATGGTTACGACCCTAGCCACACAACTACACTGCGCAATGCCTTTGCCTCTGACTATAGAAAGCGGTTCCGGGAATTGCGCGGTGTAATTAGGACGGCTATTGTTAACCAAGATTGTTTTGGGTTATCTGTGCAAACTAATCAGAATTTAACCGGTCCGGGAACTAGGGCTTTTGATTTTCCCCGTTCCGCTGATAAGGTATCGGCATTTATGGAGTGGTTAAAAGGTCAAGAATTGCTGGCTGGTGTGAAGTTTGCAAATGTAGATAGAGTAGGTACATCAGTTGAGGCAGCATGGTCAAATATATACATCCAGGATAGTTATAAGCGTGGAGTAATTCGGGCCCGTTATGAATTGAACAAGGCCGGTTTTAACGTTCCACCCATGGAAGCTACCGGAGGTATTGCGGCCAGCCTTAACGCTCCTATTCATGCCGATAGGGTTGGATTGTTATTTACTCGGGTGTATTCAGAAATGAACGGTATCACCGATGCGATGGACCAGCAAATTAGCCGGGTGCTAGCTCAGGGAATAATTGACGGCGATAATCCGCGGCTACTAGCCAGAAAATTAAACGCAGTTATTGACGGTTATAAATTAGGAGACTTAGGAATTACAGATTCATTAGGTAGATTTATACCGGCAAAGAGAAGGGCCGAGACACTAGCCAGAACCGAAATAATTAGAGCCCATGCAGAGGCTCAACTTGTGGAGTATGGTAACTGGATTGATGAGGTCAGGATAAAAGCAGAGTGGGCCACTGCCGGAGACAACAGGGTTTGTGAAAGATGCGCAAGCAGAGAGGGTCAGGTATTAACCATTGAACAGGCCCAAGGGCTTATACCTTTGCATCCTAATTGCCGATGTATTTGGCTCCCATTTAATCAGGAATTAGTAGCAAGACGTTCAAACAGATAAAAATATGCCTTGGACAATCGCAGACGTAGACAGATTTAACAGTGGTTTAACAGATTCGCAAAAACGACGATGGGTAAGAATTGCCAATAGTGTTTTGGAATCCTGTTTATCTGATGGTGGTAGTCATGAAACTTGCGATGCTATGGCAATAAGACAAGCAAATTCAGCAGTAAGTAATAATTCTATGGGTAATCTTAAAAAATACAGCGCCACAACGGTAAGAAATTACGAGCCACGGGAGGAAATACATGAAGGTAAACTTCATTTAGTGGTTCCCGTCGTTATGATGAGGGAAGGCGTACATTCAGGAAGTCACGGGGCAATTTATCACAGAAGTGAAGAGCTTGGACGGTTTATAGATTCCTGGAACGGAATGCCTATTGTAATTTTCCATCCTGAAATAGATGGAATGCCCGTATCCGCTAATCATAGAGAGGTACTCGAGAGAGAGAAAGTAGGCCGGGTATTTGCCTCTTTTATGGAGGGTGATAAATTAAGAGGTGAGGCATGGATAGACATTGAAAAGCTTGAGAGAACTAGCCCTAACACCCTTGAGAGGATTAGAAACGGGGCATCTATGGATGTTTCGGTGGGAGTTTTTACAGACGAAGTAGAAGAGCAGGGAACATGGAACAACGAACAGTATCATTCTATTGCTTATAATTACCGCCCTGACCATTTAGCCTTACTTCCGGATGCCCAAGGGGCATGTAGTTGGGAGGATGGTTGCGGCATTCGAGTTAATCAAAGTGAAACAAAAAAGAAAGGAGGAATAGATGTGACCAAAACAATCACATTGCATCCGATTAATTACCAGGGCACGGAAAAGAACGAACTAGGAGAACTTAGTTTGTCTAACTTCGGTCATGAAAATTGGGAGGACTTGGACCAAGAGCAACGAAATAAAGTTGCATCCCATTTCTTAGTTCAGTCTGGTGAAGGTTTCGAATCATTAATGTATCCGGTTGTTAATCCTGAAAATGGAAAGCTATCGGTAAATTCATTGAAAAAATATGCTTCGGAAATTCAAACCAATTTGCAACCTGGTGAATTTGATAGCCTCGTGCTAAACAAGGCTAAAGAGCTACTGGGGCCAAGTAACAACTCATGTTGTTCTGACCCTACTTATGCTTTTAAAAACCTGCATCGTCAGGGTGTGAAAGCTGAGTTTATCTCTAACGAAGCCGGATATCATACTATTGCTGAGAAAATTCAGCGCAAACTGGACCGTATGGACCGTGAAGGTATGATTCATTGGTTGGAAGAGCTTTATGAGGAGTATTTTATCTATCGTGTCAGTGAAGATTCAGTAGGTAAGTATTACCGCAGGGCTTACAATTTAGACCAGGCCGGTAACGTTACCTTTGGAGCTCAAGTTATTGAGATTCGAAAGGAAGTGAACTATATTCCTATTGATTCTGGAATTGAAAACAACCAAAATAATTCACAAATGAAAAACAAGAAAGTTGATGCTCTGATTGCAAACAGCGCTACTCGTTTTACCGAAGAGGACCGGGGAACACTAGAGGCAATGGATGAGTCGGTACTGGATAAAATGAGTCCAGTTGAAGCAAACCAAAAAACCGAAGTTTCAGGGGACAATCTGGCCGAAGCCCTGAAATCATATGCGGCCAATGATACCGATAAATTCATTTCCTTATTTCCACAGGAAGTACAAGGGCAAATGAAGCACGGTTTAAAGCTACATGCCGACTTCCGTAAGAAAATGATTGAAAAGATTCAATCAAATACGGCTGAGGGAGTTTGGACTGAGGAATCACTTAATGCTATGGACACTGACATGCTCGAAAGAGTGTCGAAGTCAATTCCTGAGCAGACTGATTATTCTTTGAATGGTCAGGTTGAGATTCAGGATAACAGCAAAGAGGCTCCTCTTTTACCCGGAGGCGTGGAGCGCAAGTAATTGTTTAATCTCGTAAAGAAAGGAGAAAAATATTATGGCTAAAAACACCATTAAAGTAAAAAACTACTCCGATGTATTCGAAGAGTTAGTAGCGGCTGGGACCATTACCCCCGGTATGCTCGTTGAAATCGATGCAAACGGTAAAGTTCAGGCTCACTCAACTGCCGGCGGCAATGCTGCCCCTATGTTTGCAGTAGAGGATGAGTTGCAGGGAAACGGAATTGCCGATGACTATTCAGCTGCCGACCAAGTGCAAGTATGGTCTCCCGGACGCGGCGATATGGTTTATGCCCTATTGGCCGACGGTGAGAATGCCGCTATCGGTAATTATCTTGAGAGTGATGGTAATGGTAAGTTACAAGTTCACTCACCTTCCAGTGAAGGTGCCGAATACCCATTAGGCCCTATCGCAATAGCCCGTGAGGCTGTTGATATGAGCGGTTCCAGTGCGGCTGACCCAGATGGACGAATTATCGTTCAAATTGTTTAATTAACCCGTAAAAAAGGAGGATAAAATAATGGTAGATTTAATTAATAATGGAGCAGGTCAAGGAGCAGTAGCCCAGCGAGTATTAGGTGCAGGTGGAAACCTGAATGTAAACACCTTCCGCCCATGGCTAGGTAGCGATGGCAATGCTTACATCACAGTTTTTAAGGGCGGCGATGCCAAGGACCCTAAAAACTATGCTTCCCAGAAAATTCAAACCAATGCGACTCTGCGTCGTGGGGAATGGGAAGAACTCGACCAAGCAGTATTACGTATCAGCGATGAACGTCTTACTGGTATTCAAGACCTGATAGGTGCCGGGTTGGTTTACAATCTTGGTAACGGTATGGGTTCAACCGTACTCGAAACTCATAAGTCCGGAGACGCTATGGAGGCTCAGGCTTCTATGGACGGTATTAATCGTTCTAAAGGAGACCGTCAGACTTACAGTACCGAGTATCTGCCCTTACCCATCATTCACTCTGACTTTGAAATCAATGCGCGAGTATTGCAGTCAAGTCGTAGTTTAGGTAATCCATTGGATACCTCGAATGCTGAAAGAGCATCGCGAAAAGTTTCTGAGAAACTTGAGGAAATGCTGTTTACTGATACTAGTTATTCTTTCGGTGGTGGTTCGATATACTCGTACCTTAACCATCCGCATAAGAATACTGTTTCTCTTGGTACTCATTGGGATGCTTCGGCGGCCACAGGTGAGAGCATCGTAAAAGATGTTACCAACATGAAGCAAGAGTCAATCTCTGCCAATAAGTTCGGACCTTGGGTTCTTTATGTTCCTAAGAATTACGAAACTGTTTTGGATGGTGACTATGATACTACTCGTGGCAACACTATTCGCGAGCGAATCGAAGCTATTAACGGTATCAACTCCGTTAAGGTTGCCGATAAGCTTCCGGATGACACCGTAGTTCTTGTTCAGATGACTTCTGACACTGTGCGCCTTGTTCGCGGTATGGGTATTCAAACTGTTGAATGGCAAACAGAAGGCGGAATGATGCACAAGTACAAGGTTATGACCATCCAAGTGCCTCAGATTCGCGCTGATGAAAAGAACCAATCTGGTATTGTTGTTCTTTCGTAAATTTGATGTTTAATCATAGAAATACTAATCATGTATTTCTTCAAATCAAAATTATCCCATGGCAAAAAAAGAATTACCAAAGTGGCGAAAGCTTGGAGGTGGAAGCCTGAGAATTGATGGCAAAATTATCAAGCCTAACCAGGTTTTCGAATCGGATAGGACTTTTTCCGAGCTTATCCTTATGCATTTGGAGCCGATGAATGAGGCTGCCAGTGAGGTTAAGGAAACAAACGGAGAGTCTTTTGTTTTCAAGAAAAAGGCGCCTGAACCTACCAACGAACCCAAAGATGAGAATACTCAAAAGCAAGAAGACTCCAAAGAAGGAGAACAGGACGAGCCAGGAGAGAAAAAAGAAGCTCCAGGAACTGGAGGATTCTATAAAGAAGAGTCCTCAAAAGGATGGTGGAACGTGTTTAACTCAGAAGGCAAACAGCAAAATGAGAAAGCACTAAGAGAGACCAAAGCTGATGAGTTAATCGAAATCTTAGCGGAGGATTAATTCATGGTATGGCAGGTTCCTAAGATGTGGGAAGGTGGGGAATGCTGGATAATAGGCGGCGGACATTCAATACCCGAGATTTTCGGAGTCCCTCAATCAATTATTGATGAGGTGAACAATAAGAAGTTAACGCCTGCGGCATTCACCCCATACCTGTCACCAATTCATAATAAGCATGTAATAGGAATTAATGCTGCATATCTATTGGGAAACTGGATAGATATCGTATTCTTTGGAGACTTTAAGTTCTTCCAGAATAACCAAGAAGGTTTATCAAAATACAAAGGATTGTTAGTTGGTTGCCATAAGAGGGTAAACCAATTTGAAGGAATAAAATATATGGGTAGGGACAATAATCACCCATTCGGAATTACTACAAGGAAAGGATTTGTAAGCTGGAATGTAAACAGCGGGGCAGCATCAATATCGTTAGCTGTTCAATTAGGAGTAAAAAAAATATACCTTTTAGGCTTTGATATGAACGCTAAGGGCGATAACCGTCACTGGCACAAAGAATATAAGTACAAGGCTAAGAAATTACCATACGACAGGCACCTGAAAGGTTTTACACATATAGCCATAGAGGCGAAAAGCTTAGGAGTAGAAATAATAAACGTTAACCCAAACAGCGCGATAGAAACGCTGCCAAAAAAAACACTAAAAGAATGTTTATAAGCGATGAATACAAGAAATTAAACGAACAAGCACATTTAATGCAGCCAAAATATGGGGCCAAAGGAGGCAGGAGAAGCAAACTTATATTGAAGCTGGCAGAAACTTACAAAGTTAGTAAAGCGCTTGATTATGGTTGTGGAAAAGGAGATTTAGCCCGCTCAATTCCTGAATTAAAATGGCAAGAATACGACCCGGCTATTCCCGGGAAAGACAATATACCTCACAGTGAAGAGATGGTAGTTTGTGGTGACGTTTTAGAGCATATTGAGCCGGAATACATTGATAACGTAATTTCTCACATATGTTCCCTTACGGAAAAAGCTGCAGTATTAATTATCAGTTTACGCCAAGGGAAAAGAAAACTACCCGATGGGAGTTTTGCCCATAAGATTGTAAAACCGGCGAAATGGTGGATGAATAAAATCGGTGTAATATCAGAAACGCATGGATTAAATCCGTATATTTTGAGTGTCGATAATAAAGAACTAATAGTCGTTGTAAAATGACCGAAAAGAAAATGATAGTACTTTGCATGCTCTGGGGTTCGTGGGGTGAACCGTACGGATTGGAGTATGTTTTTCGGCTTAAAAAAATGGTCGAAAGAAATACTTCGGTACCTTTCGAATTCGCTTGTATTACTGACCGTTTAATGAAGGAAAACGAGCATGGTATTACGTGGATTAATTTACCGGAAGATGTAAAGAGATGGCAAAGAAATCTACCTAAATTTTACATGCACAAACCCCGGGAGGAATGGGAGGGCAGACAAATTATGTTCTTTGATTTAGACACTGTAATTGTGAATAATATTGATGAGTTCATGAATTACAGGGGAAGGTTTGCGACTCTGAACCCATTCAACCCTAAAAACAATGATGTAAGCACACCTGGGGGCGTTATGAGCTTTCAACAAGAATACTCAAAGTACCTATGGGAATCCGTAAGCGAATCACCTAATTTATGGGCCGCTCAAAGTCAATCTGGCAAAGAAAGAATAGTCATGAGTATGCTTGAGCCAAAAATTAAGTGGGACCGATGGCAGGATTTATTCCCGGGTAAGTTAGTGAGCTTTAAAAAGCATGTGCAGAAAAGTCCTACTTATCCATCTGGGGCGAGTATTATTGCTTTTCACGGTCACCCTAGACCACATCAGATACTGAACAATAAAATAGTAAAAAAATATTGGCGATGAAGGAACCAATCTTAATCACAGGGGCGGCCCGGAGTGGCACCAGCATGGCAGCAGGATGTATAAACATCTGCGGTGCTTTCGGTGGAGATATGTCGGGGCCAAACAAGAACAATGAGAAAGGCATGTTTGAAAATCAGGTTATACGTAATCAGATTGTAAAGCCTTACCTAAGACAGATAGGCGCTGACCCTTTAGGCCAATACCCTTTGCCCAGCGAAACGCCAATACCGGAAAATTGGCGGGAAAATATTTTGAGTGTAATGGAGAGTCAGGGGTTAGTGGATGGAGAGGACTGGATGTATAAGGGAGCCAAAATGACTATACACTGGAAGGTCTGGAATGATGCTTTCCCTAATGCTAAGTGGGTTATTGTCCGTCGTAAGACTCCGGATATTGTGCGCAGTTGCTTAAGAACTGGTTTCATGAGGGCTTTTGCACACTCCAAAGTACAAAGGGCCATAGGCGTAACTACTGAGGCTGATGGTTGGAAATGGTGGGTGGCTCAACACGAGAAACAGTGGCAGGAAATGATAAACGCTGGTTTAAATGTAAAAGAGGTTTGGCCCGAAAGAATGGTAGATGGTGACTATTCTCAAATGAAAGGACTGATGAAGTGGCTGGGCTTAGAATGGTCGGAAAAGGTTAAGGACTTCATAGAGCCTAAGCTTTGTAAGGCACGTAAAATGAAATTTAAGGAGGGTAAATGATGGCAAACAGGACAACAGTAGACAATGTTAAGCTAATTATAGCAACTCAGTTGCAGAATGTAAACATTGAGGCATATATTACCAGTGCAAACGCATTGGTAACCGATGCTTTAGGTTCATCTTATTTAAACGAAACCACCTTGGAGCAAATAGAAATGTGGTTAACAGCTCACATGATAGCCAGTACTCAGGAAAGAATGGCTAAAAGTGAAGAGGCCGGAGGGGCTAAGATTGTTTATACCGGAAACTATGGGCTGGGCCTTGATTCTACTACTTACGGTCAGATGGTGAAGACACTAGACACTACCGGAAAGATGGCA